TTTTAGTCTTTTTAAATAAATATTAAATTAAACACTTACTACCCTACCTTTTATATCTTTATTTAAAAATTTAATTTCAAATATTGCAGGATCTAGTGGAGGATAAATAATTCCTTGTTTTGTAGCACTTTCTAAATCATATACATTTCCAGAATAATTATCAGCTGTATTAAATAAATTTTTAAAGTCTAAATCTACAACAGATTGAACTCCATCTACATTTCCTAATATATTCATTACGTCTGACATAATAATTGGTTGATTAATTTGCCATTTATCAATTGAAAAATATTCTTTTAATTCGTTAATACAAAGTAATAAAACTTCATTACTATTATAATTTGAATTAACTGTTATTTCAAAGTTAATCCCAATATTAACAACAAATGCATTCAATATATTAACTGCATCGGTTAATATTCTATAATAATCTAGATAATTTTTTAAATTAGTCTTTACTGCGTCATTTAATGATGTTAAATTACTATTATTATCAACTCCTAACACATATAGATTCATAGCTAATGGATTTGGAATTCTTGTTGTTTCCATTTGATTTTGTGATAATTGATCGTCTGGAACTATATAAGCTTTCGCAACACTTCCAAATTTAGCTGGCATTGAATAACATCTAATAATATAATCATCTTTAGTAACTAATCTATTTTGAGTAGCAAAATTAGATAATGCATTATTTTTTATATCTTGTAATGTATCTGCAGATTTACCGCCTCTAGCTGGAGATTCGTTAGTGGTGCTTATACTAGATTTAACAAAATTAACCATAGCTGTACTAGTTGTAGCATTAGGATCATCATCAAATTCTATATTTTCAACTTTTGTTAATACAGAAGAAGCTACATTATCTGAAACTCCCCCTCCTACTGTATATGTGATAGTTAATGTAGTATTTGCTGGAGCTTGTCCGTATGCTCTAGTATATAAAAAATTAGATGGATCTATATCAACGTCTATAGGTCTACGAAATGCAGCAATACCATTTCCAACATTGTCTGGGTTTGGAATAATTTCTTCATCATTATTATCTGATATTCCTGCTCCAAATTGAATTTCCATTTTTTTATCACTTCGTAATCTAGTAATAAATCTTTTAGAAGTTTTCAATAATTTTAATAAACTAGGACTAGAACTTCTATATTGAGCAAAGTCAGGATCATTTTCTAATAAATTAGGTACATCTTTAAATATTGTATCTTGTGCTAAATATTCAACATGATACCAATTATCTCCATCTGACTCTTGACATGATATAATATCAATAACATTAGTTTCATCTAAAACTATTTTATCATATTGTTTTGGTGATGTAAATGTAAAAGTAGCAGTTTTTACATCTCCAGATACTACTTTTGCTGTCTTTTTTAATAAATAATATGTTGGTTGATTTGTTACTTCATCACTTTCATAAACAGTAACTTCGGTTGGGTTAATTGATGAGCTAAAACTAAAATCTATAGAATCTAATGTTCTAAACTCTGCAGAACCTCCATCTTCCTTAACTTGCATTCCAGGTTTAATTGATAATGCATAAGAAAAGTCTGGAGAATTATTAACTCCACTACCAGTTGATGGTACTAATTGAAATACATTAAGATCTGTATATGCTGGTATAGCATTTTTTGATTTATACCCCAATGATCGAGCTAAATCATATATATTTTTTCTTTCAGATGCTTGTTCTAATAACGACTCTTTAAGATTGTTATCTGCATAGTAACTTAAAACATCCCCTACGTATGCTGACATTTCCATAAATAACATACCGGGTGATGATTCATTAAAATCATTATAATCATTAGGAAAATATTGTTTCGTAAAATCTATTAAATTTTTACGAAATTGACCAAAGTCTTTTCCTAAATATGATACGTCTTTTGTTACCTCCATAATATTTTCCTATTCTATTTTAAGTATTCCATCTTGTCCAGCAAATAACGTTATTGTTTCTTCTGAATCTGTACCAGTTACGGTAAATTTAATTGATATTTTAATATTGTGTATCATAGTTGGATCATCATCCATGGTAACAATAATTAATTCTGTAATATCTATATATGGTAGCCAAAAATTTACTGCATCTGTTATAGTAGTATGTATAAAATCTTTTAATGCATTAACATTTGGTTCAAATACTACATTTAATAAATCTGTACCAAAATTTGGTTGTTCATATCGCTCTCCTTTTCTTGTTAATAATAAACTTTTAACATTAGTAGAAGCTTGATCGAAAGTAGTAAATGTTTTTTTAAATATACCGGGACTATTAAATGGAAATTTTACTCCTATAGCTCGATTAGGATTTTGTACATTTGTATCTACTTCAATTATATTATATGCCATTATCTATTTTTCTTTTTATCAATTGCTTTCATTAATGCAGAATAGTCTCTAGTCATAGCATTTGCAATCGCAGCATCCTGTACAGGTATATTCTGTCCTGTTTCTGCATCAATTACGCTTGGAGCTGCATTTGATTGCATAGATCGTTGCATTCCAAAATTTTGTGCATTATTTGACGTCATGACAATATCTTCGTTCATTAAATTAGCATAATCCGAAGTAGTAGTTGTTTCTTTAGTTACTTCAGTTTGATTTAAAATATTTGCAAATTTATTTTCTTTAAACATATTATGTTTTTTAACTGGTTTAGTATTTTTAACAATTTGTTTTGTTGTTTTTAAATCATCAACAGTTGATTGTAACCCTTCTTGTAAAATTTCAGTTAGTTCTTCTTTTATTACTTCTCTAACAGTTTCTTTTACTACTTTTTTTAAAACTTGTATAAATTTTTTCTGTTCCATAATTATTCTCTTTTTTTATAAATATTAACTTTAATAATTTACGACGTCTGGCCAACCATTATTATCTTTAGGTCCGTATATACCATTTCCAGTCGTATCAATATAATAATCTCCTGACTTTCCTAATTCTGCATCCGGAGGGCCAGATCCATTATATGATTGTGCAGGAGCTTCCTGTAACGATGTTAGTAAATCTCGTTGTGAATTAACTAATAATTCAATTGATTCAATTCTTGCTGTTATATCATTAATACCAACATTTAGTTCTGAATAAAATTCACTTCCCATAGTATTATCATCTAATCTACTTCGTTTTGAACCCCATGCAATTCCTTTACCTGGATCAATTTCTCCATTCCATATCCATATATCTCCATTTGAATCAGTATATGGACTTTTAGGAACAGGTGGTTGTCCTGAAGGACTTCCTAGAGTACCACTTCCTTGTACTAATAACCATTCCCCTGCAGGTTGTTTTTCTGGAATACTATCAGAAAAATCATAATCATCGATTGCTTTTCGTAAATTTTGATTAGTAACTAAACTTTCTGTTTCATCATCTCCGCATTTAGTATCTAACTTTATAGCAACAGATGCTAAATTACGTAATGTTGCTTCTAAAGATGTAGCCATCGATGTAGGAATAGTTCCTAATTGTTTAACAGCAACAGTAGCATTAGCTAAAACCATATTTTGTACTATTGCTAGTTCAGCCATTAATGCTGCTTGTCCTACTATAGGAATTAAAAATATAGATGCTTTTATTGCATTAGCTATTGACAATAATAATTTTAATAATTTAATAATTTTTTCTATTAATGGTACAAGTTCCATGACTTTTTCTACCATTTTTTGAATATTTTTAATTCGTGCTAATAAATCTTGTATTGGTGGATAATCACACCCACAATCGTCTGGTAACTTAGCTGCTTCAGAAATTGTAGCTTCTATTTCTAATTGTATTTTATTAACAAACACGTTAATTTGATCAACCATTAATGCAACAGCTTGTGCTGGTAGTGCTGGTATTTTATCTAATGGGAACGAAACTGGCATTTTTATATATCCTTTTTATTTATCAAAGTAATGTCTATCACTGTTTAGTTTACCTATATCAGTTAATATACTTATTAATTTTCCTTGTTGTAACGGCGCTGAAGCAATTCCTGCAGGTCCTATTACTCCTGCATTAATAACAGCGACTAAATCATTTAATATCATTTTTAATTTATCTCCTTTAACTAAAGGATGTCCTGCATTTTCAGCTCCAATACGTACTTCCGGTGTACCTAATGTTATTCTATTAGGACTATCTAATATAATAGAGTCTGTTTTAGCTCTTAAAATTATTCTATTTGCATCTCCAATTAACTGAGATGTTCTAAATTTAGAAACTGGTGAAGATTTTGTTGGATTTCTATATAATTTTAAATCAACCAATTGTTGCATTGATGTTAAATAAAAAGAAGATGCATCATCATTAAATGATTCTATAGTAAATTCTTTATTAATTTTATCAGTATGAGCATTTGATATTATTATGATAGGATCACCATCTGTACTACCTTGCCAAGTTGGCTGCAAACTATATGTTCCGTTATTAACAGTACTTCCTAATCTAATACTATTACTAAAACGTCCTTCTATTATAGTATCTCCTTCAAATTGTTGTAAAGCTGAAACTTCTTTTTCTTTAAACGATTCTCCTAATTCTCCTTGTACACCTGTATCGTTAACATTTGATGTTTGAATTTCAGAAATTCCTGGTAATGCATTATGATTAATATTTGATTGTATACCATATGCAGGAAAATAATACCATTGTCTTCGATATTTATCAACTGTGCTAAATTCGTTAGTTCCTAGGAATACTAATACATGTTCTCCAATTAATGGTATATCTTTTAATCGTCTATTAGCCGGCTTACATATTAATTCTTGTGTTTTTTCTTCGTCATATGTACGTACTAATATAGTATAAGATGAATTTATATTATCTTTATTATATTTATATGTTTCTAAAACATTATTATCTATTACTTCAGCTAATAAAAAACTAACCATCATTGTTTTTCTCCAATGACTCTTTTACATTGTTAATTTTTTCTTGTAACTCTTTATCTTCATTTTGAATTTTATCAATTTCATCTGTTAATTCTTCTTCGAATTCAGATTCTGCAATTTTTAATAATTGATTTTTTTCGTCATCGCTTAATAAAGAATTTTCTCCAGTTATAGTTTGTTGAGTTGATATATAACGTTGAACTATTGCTGTTAATTTTACTAAATGATCATCATTTTTAACAGCAACATCTAAATACTCTTTAATTAATGGAACTATTATAGTAGCATCTGATGCGGTACGTATTAATGGCTGCAATTGAGAAATCAATTGATTAATTTGTCTATCTTTCTTTTTAGAATTATGATAGACATCTGACATTAAGTCAGAAAAGCTTTTACCTTTAAATAAATGATCATTAACATCCATAATATGGATTCCTTTTAATATAAATATTAGAAGGGCAAATTCACGAACTCAGTTTGTTCATATTCTAAAAACTTTGTTGAATATATATGTTTTAAGACTTTTATTACCTTAGTAATATTATTAGTCTCTAATCCAGTACGTTCCCTTATAAATACGTATAACGCTTTTTTATTAAATTGCTCAATATTTTCACGATCTTCAAATATATGTAATATAGAATCAGCAACATGAATATCAGTTTGATTAGTAAATATAGAATTTATATTATTATAACAATATTCTACATATGCATCCATAAAATATTTTAAAGTTTCTGCCATTTCTGTGTTATGCATTTCTGTCATAACATTTCTTTGTTCATCAATATTGATTGGCTCTGTAGTCTTTTTTAGTAATGAATAACCTTTTTGATTTTCAGCAATTAAATAATTAAATGAAGTTCTTGTATAATAAGAATACGCTTTACCAGCATTAGGATTAAATTTGTCTAATCTAATTGTTAAATATGTAACTAAATCAGTTTGCAAATCTTTAAAAGATGAATCAATATATTCACATTTCATTTTATTAATAAGATTTTCTGATAATTTCATAAAAGCA